GTCAACCAAGCCGCACTTGAAAAAGTAATCACGTTTGATTGATTATAACTTCGACTAAATTCCATCCATGCTGAGTTATGGTACAGAAGTTCAATCGTGTTATTCGGCCCCTGTAATCCGTTGGAACTTGCGAGGCGAAGATTTCCTCCGTTCACGAGCCGAGTATTGCTATCAAGAAAAACAACCTTGATAACTTTCCCTTCAAATGCTCCTGCGTTTTTTCCTGCTCCACCGCCAGCAACACTTAAATCAAAGTGCGTGATTGTGGTTGCGCCAGTGTTGTTTGAGTAAAATACAACACCGTCAGTTACGTCAGGGGTCGTATCGCTTTGAGCGAATAATCCTGCGGTGTTTGCCGCAAAATTATTGTATTTCCCTAATGCCAAACTTGTAAATCTTGTATCCCCCATTTTAATTCTCCTTTTTTGCCTCCGAAGGGCAGAGGGGTGTGATTAGCACCCCTCACCGACACCTTCTTTTGGTTACGCTCCGGCTGAATGATACAAGTTGGAAGCGCGATTCATTTCAATACTCCAACGAAACGTCATCTTGAACAGCGCATCTCCGCTGTTAAAATCACTGTCTTTTGCGAACGTGACTTTACGCCGAAGAAATGCAATCAAGCCCGTGTTGTTGTGCGCGGGTTTGCTGATCAGCGTAAAGGCGTCGGCATCCGTGTAATACGGAGACACCATCAATTTCAGATTCCGTTCCTTCAAGGTATTGACTGAGTTGTTTGCACTCTCAGGGTCATACGCAGAATTTAAAAGTTCCTTGGCTTTCCAAGCATTGCTCGGATTGACAAGAATCGTCTGCGCCTTGTTCCGCGCCCATTTCCCGGTATCATCCTTCTGGTTCTCGAAGTTATCGAGAGCTGTTTGAAGGGTTGTTGCCGAAAGATCAGCGGCAGGGGCAAGGATGTTTGACCATGTCCCGCCACGAAGCAGGGTATGAGAAGCTGAGAAAATCGCAAGCCCATCACCGCCCGTATGCGAGGTTGTTGCAGTCCCTGAATTGAATACGTCAAAAGTAAGCACGTTCAAGGTTTCGCGTGCCGATACTCCGAGTTCCCGCGTAAACGACTCCATCTCGGTCGGAAGATCGGGATAAAGACTATCCTCAATCAGTTCTTCCGTGATACGACAGCCAAGGCCGAAGGTTCGGTGCGTCCAGCGTTTTGTAGGCCCTTGCACCATCTCGTCATAGACGATTGATTCCCCTTCTCCTTTTCCTGCCGCCATCCCGAATCCGGCATAGTACGCGGCTTCTTCATAGGCACGTTTTGAGGTCTTGACGGCTCCCGCCGACTCAACCAAGGAACGCCATTCTTCCTGTTCTGCTCGTGGTTTGTAGCTGTCCACCATAAAGGAGAACAACCCAGGAACCACGACTTTATTAAACTGTGTCCTGTTCATTTAAGTCTCCTTTATTATTAGACAGCGCCTAAGTCGCCCTGAAGTTTACGATGTTGCTGAATTACGACACGCCATTTTGCATAATTTTCACCTGCCGTATTTTCAGTACCATCTACGTTAACAACATCAGCAAGTCCAACAATCTTAAGAATCTGACCCGTTGATGCCGTATTTGAGCTTGCGTCAAGTTCGAGATTTGCCCATCCATGCGTTGTGTTCCCGGACCCACCACCGCGATAGATACATGCCGCACTTTCACCAATCGCGGCAATAGTAGCAAGTGTTCCGCCAGTATCACCCTGAATGATGAATTCCTGTGATGGATCATCAGCAACAAGAACCCAACGATCTCCGGCTTCAAGTCCAGCCGCAAGCGTTGTTAAGTCGGACGCATCAAGAAACGGATCATCGGTAGCAAGCCCTTTTTTAAGTGGCCCTGCAAACCCAACTGCCGCTCCTAATGCCGCGACTTTCCCAGCCGTCGTTACTGCAACTGCATTCGTGACATATCCAGTAGATGTCAAATCAACAATCTCACCCAAGAATATATCAGTTGCCGTTCCTGCCCTGTAATAATGGGCTGAAATATTCGGCCAGTTAACAGGAAAGAGGCCACGAGGAAAATTATCGTTAGCCATTTAATTTCTCCTTTGTTTAGACATTAAAATCCCGTCCCTCCTGTAATGCGTCAGTGGGAGCATCGTCCGCACCTTCTTTATCAGGAGACAGTTTTGCTTTATAGAAGTGTTGATGACCCTCATGTTTCGTTTCTTCCGAACGAACACGGTCTAAAGAATCCTTTGAGGGTTTTGTCCTCAGAGAAATTGCTTTTTCAACAGGCATGAATCCGAGGATGGAATCTCCGTTTTCAATTCCACCGTTCGCGCTTAAAAGGATTTTAGGGGCGTTTTGGAAAAATGAGCGGTTTGCCAAGTACCAACCTTTTACGTTGAGGCTTTGGTCTAATGCCCGTTTATTCTTGTTTAGCCACCTGAAAATGTATTTCCCGCGCTTTGTTTGTTCCCATCTATCCATCTTCACTTCAACGCCGTAGAATACTTCGTGCTTTCTCCATGCATGGAACCCGCAGGTATGACCGCGAGTGCAGTCATAGGACATTTCTTCGAAGTATTCAGGTAGTGACAGACGATGGATTCCGACCTTATCTTCTTCATGTTCAATAAACTCAATGTCGGTAAGCGACTTTGGCTGTTCTTTCATTCTTTCGGCGATATATGCGTCATTCTCCGACATGATCGTGAATGGACGTGTCTCCGAAGAAGAAGGTAATGTCGTAGAAACGACTGTAGCCTGTGGCTTATCATCATCAAGTGTTGTTGTTACTATTGGGTCGTTAAATGATGGTCTTTTTGCTTTCTCGGCACTCATGCTTCAACTCCTTCTCTGACGGACTGAGCCTTCAGGTTCTTTGCGTACTCAGCAAACGGAATGTTGTAGTGTTCACAAAATTCCTTCTGCTCCTTCGTTAAGGTTATTTTTCCATTCTGGCTCATTTGCCGGCCGATTACGGAAGATGCCCCGGCGCGAGCTAGGCGCTGAACTTCCCTGTCAACGATAGGTTTTACCGTCGCAGGAGTCCGACCCATCTCACGCAGGCGTTCTTCCATTCGATACATGGCAATCTCAGGTCCATGAATGTTAGAGAGTAACGAGTTGTCTTCGGTCAGGACTTGACGATACACGGAAGCTTCTTCCGATTCATCACTATCAAGGTCAGGGTATTTCTGAAGAACTCGTTGTTTGGACTTTTCAAGCTCTGATTCGGATGCCCGGCGCCGGGTAATTTCTTCTTGAGCCTTGTCCCGTTTCGTCAGGATTTCCTGAACCTTTGCTTCAATATCCTTTTCAACGACTTTCTTGACACCCTGTTTCCAGTCCCGTTGAGCAATCTCATCGATCTCATCCGTTACTTCAGGAGCTTTTACTTGAGTCTCGCTTCTTTCTCTGAGAGCCTGAATCTCGGCTTTCGTCTGCTGTAGTTCTCTCATTGCCCGTTCAAGTTGCCTTGTCTGGTATGCAATGGTATTTTGAAGTCTTGAATCAGCAGGTTTCTGCGTCGGTTCTGGCTTCGTTTGGTCAACCTGTTTTTGGGCAGGTTTAGCGTCTAGGTCAACTGTCACATCTGACGGTTGATCCTGTGTTTGGTCTAACGTCTCGTCGTTGATTATCTCAACGTCGGGTTCCTGGTTCTTGTCTGGCATTTTACGGCTCTCCTAGTCTATCTTAGGGTGTGTCGGGTTTCGGTGAAAACCCGTTGATTAGTTTATGAAGACCCGTCACCGCGAGATTAATTCCGTCAATTTCAAACTGTTTCTGTATCGCAACATGGATTTCGTTTCTACGAAGCGCCGCCGACTTCTCCACTTCTTTTATCTTGCATAGCGACGCCAAGTGGCCCTGATACAGTTTCCATGCTTGTTGCTCCTCCATCTCCCGAAGAAGCTGGGCCTTCAGATCCTCCT